TTATTCGGTGGATCTGTCTGCCGCGATCACGGCCTGGCAGGCAGCAAGCTGGCGGGTGACATCGTCGGCGTCTGCGGCGAGTCCGACAAGATCGTCAGCAGCCGCTGGGTGAAGTTCGGCGCGCGCGGCTGCATCACCGCTGCCGGGGCTGGCGGCAGCGCCGGGCACACTGCCGGCGGCGGCAAAGGCGACTGACAGGCGGCGAGTGCCAGCGCGCAAGTCAGCGCGCAGGCGGTTGATTTCAGTTTGCGCATCGGCACGCTCCTCCATGAGCTTCTTGTCTACCTCCGCGAGCGCCTGCTCGCGAGCTTGCGTTTTGCTGAGCGCGTCGGCCAGTGCGTCTGCGTGCGCCTGCTCTAGCTTGGCGCGCTCGTCCGTCCAGTCGGCACGCGTGCGCGCTGCACCGCTGCGGTAGCCGTCCGCGTAGGCCGCCAACGCAATCAGCGCGGCGACGACGATGTTGATCAGCAGCGGCATGGTCACCACCAGCGCACGACATGAATCAACGTGGCCAGCGCCAGCATCTGCACTGCGCGCACAACCCCTTTCACCAGAGTCATTCCGACACGATCTGCACCCTGTTCGCTCATACGTCCCCCTATACTCAACGGGTTGAACCGATTAAAATTCATTCACGTCTAGCCTTCCCTTCCAAGGTGAAAACGAGAAACCCCGGCACAGCGCGAACTGTCCGGGGTTTCGGCTTTTTGGGGCGTTCAGCCAATAAACAGCGCCCGCTCCGCATTGCGGCGGCGGGTCAGCCCGGCAAGCTCCCGACCGCCAGCCTTGTTCCAGCGCAGGAACTCTTCCGCCGCGCCGGCCACGTCGCCCGCGCGCAGCTTGCGCAGCAAGGTCGAGCCGCGCAGCGCACCGGCGCCGCAGTTGTAGGCAAAGCTCACCAGCGCGTCGAACTGGTGCTGGCGCACGGTTAGGCCAGAGAGCATGGCGGTAACTTGCGGCGCGAAGCGGCCGAGATCCGCCTCGAGCAGGCGGGTGGCCTGGTCTTCGGTCAGCGCGGCGTCGCGCAGGTTGTACTCGGTCGGCGCGACGACGTGGCCGTAGCCGATGGTCAGCTTGCCGGCCGGGCAGCGGTATGCCTTGGGCTCGAAACCCTCGAACTGCTTGATCAGGTCAACGCAGGCTTTGCTCGGTGTCATTGTGCGCCCCCGCCAAAACGCCCATTCAGCAACCGCTGCCACCAGCTGACGTCACGCAGCAGCTGCAATACGAGGTTCATGACCGCGAGTAGCAAATACGCGGAAAACGTCCCGACGAGGCCGATACTGCCGCTGCCAAGACCCCACCACTCACCGGCAGCGAGGCCGCCGAAGTACGCAGCCACGCAGCTCGCGCACAGCAAGATCATCCGCTCCGGCCACGGGCGATCACGCAGCTGCAGGCTGAGCAGAAGGCTGCCGACAATGGCACCAGCCAGCGCAGGCAGGTGAACCCCGACCGCTGCACCACCTTTCCCCGTTCCTGCCACGGCAGAGGCAGAGAGTCCGGCGGCGAGCGCGGCAACCGCTGCCGTCGTTAAGCTGCGCAGCGCGAACATAGCAACAAGCGCCGTTGCCAGTGCGACAAGAACAACAACCAGCCTTTTCTTCATTACTGCTCCCATAAAAAAACCGCCTTCCGGCGGTGTTCATAAATCAACGTAAAGCTTCGCTCTCAATCTGTGCGTATCCGCCCGCCTGGCGTGGGCATCCCACGCCAGCACTCGAGCCAGCAAGGCGTCGCGCGTGCTCGCCCCTGTCTTGATCCGCGCCCGCATCTGCTTGATGTCGCGCCTGAACTTGACGATGGATCGCTTGCGCAGCAGGCGGTGGGCCGGCCAGATGCGGTAGCCCAGCATGTTCACGCCGAAGCTGGCGCGCTGCAGGCTTCGCTTCGAGAAACGCAGTCCGAAGCCGGCGGCGCGCCGCTCCAGCTTGTCCAGATACAGCTGTGCTTCGATCTTGCTGGCGAATAGCGCCACAGTGTCGTCCATGTAGCGCAGGTAGCGTTTCACCCGCAGTTCACGCTTGATCCACTGGTCAAGCTCATTGCCCAGCAGGTTCGCCAGCCACTGGCTGGTCAGATTGCCAACCGGAATGCCGACGTCGCCTGGCGTGCTGTCGATAATCTCGTCCAGTAGCGCCAGCGTGCCAGGGCAGGTAATGCGGCGACGGGCGACGCGTTTGAGGTCGGCATGACGCAGGCTGGCGAAGTATTTGCTGAAGTCGGTCTTGGCGACCCATACATCGGCAAGCGGACGCTGTTTGCTCATATCGCGCAGCCAGCGCTGAATGCGGTCGGCGCCGATGTGCGTGCCTTTGCCGGTTCGGCAGGCGTAGGTGTCGTCGATCATCGCCTTGTCCCAGCGCGCCTCGACGATGTTCAGGATGGCGTGCTGCAGCACGCGGTCACGGAACGGTGCAGCCAGAATCTCGCGCCGCTTTGGCTCGTAGACGACAAAGCGGCGATAGGCGCCCATGCGGTAGGTGCCGGTGATGATCTCGCACTGCAAGCGCGCCAGCTCGTCAAACAGATTGGCGGCAAAGGTCTCGACCTCTTCGCGGGCACGCTTGCCGCGGCGTGCCTTGCGGTAAGCGTGCTCCAGGTTGTCCCAGTCGGCGATCAGGCCGATCAGGTTTTCTTGTTCGGGTATTTGCATGGTGGGTTGGCCGCGCGCGGCGATAGCGACGCGCGGCCCTTTTGTTATGTTCGGCCTTGCGGCCGGGTGATGCTGGCTGATCCATTCGGATTCTGGGTCCCGGCGATCACGCGCCGGGCTCTCGTCCAATCTCCTGATGCGTCACTGACGCCGCGCACGCCAATATTGCCATTCGCATTCCACGGATTCGCATTGAAATTGAGCGTGCGCGCCCCATTGCGGACTCCCTCATTCCAATTGCCTCCGCCGATCACATAGCGCCACGCGCAGTGGTTGACCTGGCCGCGTCGAAACCCATCATCACCCATCAGGCACGGACGCTTGCGCGCCATGCGTGACTCATTGCGGCCAACTGCCTCAGCAGGCCGCCCGTTTTGGCTGGCGGCGCAGCGGCCGCCATCACATGCCCGACCCAGCGCGCCGAAACCAGCTTGCGTTCTACCCCAATGCGCAGCAGCGCATGCAGGTAGTCGACCGCCTCGCACAGCGCGTACACCTTGCTCTTGGTGCCGGCGGCCGCCGCGGCAATGGCCAGCTTGGGTAGCGCATAGAGCGCGTCCTCGAGCTGGCGGCCGTAGCGGTAGCGCTGCGCGCGCGGGATCTTGTCGAGCACCGGCATCGCCGAGACGATCAGCTGCTCGGCTATCGACAGAATCTTCAGGTCTTGCATGTCTTACCGCCGGCTGCCGCCGGCGCCTATCAAGTTACAAGGGATCACTGACGCCGCGCACGCCAATAGAGCCACCCGCAGTCCACGGAGCCGCACCGAAATCGAGCGTGCGCGCCCCACCGCGGACTCCCTCACCCCAACCGCCTCCGCCGACCACACGGCGCCACGCGCAGAGGTGGACCTGGCCGCGTGCATACGCCGCGTCCTGCCCGGTGTTGACGACGGTTGCGTCCCACGCATAGGCGTTGGTGCTGTTGCCGATGTCGAAGTGGTTATCCAGCCGCTCCCACAGCGAGCCAGCCGCGTCGACTACGCCGACGCACGATACCGACTTGGCGACCTGCCCGGTGTTGCACGGCCCGGTGTTGGTGGTGGCCGTCCAGGCGGTGTCGTTGTTGCCGTCGGCGCCTTGCGGGGCACCGTATGCGTAGCGGATGAACTCTTCGACCGTCGGCAGGCGCTTGCCGGCGTTGAAGATGCCCTGCCCGAGATCCAGTTCGTTGTAACCGCCCGTCGAGCGTACCGGCGTCACGCCGAAACGCGGGCCGAACACCACGTCTGGCCAGCTGCCGCTGACCACGCTATTCAGATAGATGTCCACCCACGCGCCGCCCGGCGCGATCTCGACCATGCCGGAAGGCTCGGCTTGCGGGCGATGCTGCAAGTCCCACACCGAGTTTGGCACGATGCTGGTCAGCGGCGCGTAGGCGGACGCGTAGCGCTGGGCGGTCGGTCGGGTGCGGCCAACGTGGAAGCCGCCGATCCGGCGACTAGTGCTGGCCGAGTAACCAACCGGGAAGCTGATGTTCTTCGAGCAGACGATCTTGGCGATGCCGCTCGAGTGCTGGCAGGCGTACAGATAGACGTCGTCGCCCAGCGTCAGTGCGGTGAAGCTGCTGTCGCGGTTGGCGGCGGCGAACGGATCAAAGCCCGTCTGCGCGGCGATCAAGTAGCCTCGCATGTTGCCGCCAATGTTGACCATGCCCTCGGGGATAGTCAGCGTGTCGCCGGCTTCTTTGGCGATCTTGCCTTGCATGGCAAAAAACCCGGCGGCCATCGCCGGGATGATGAATTTGTCGCCCTTGGCCATTACATTGCCTCCAGCGCGGCGATGCGCGCGTCAATTTCCGCCCAGGTAAAGCCCAGCCGCAAGGCGAAGGCGTCCGGGTCGCCTTCACGGCGCAGCTGGCTGCGTACGCCGGTTTCAGGGTCTGCCGTCACGCAATAGGCCGGCATCTCGCCATCCGGCGCCTCGCCGTCGGCCAGCTTGCGGTCGAACACATACTGGTAACGCTGCTCGAGCAGGCCCCGGTAGTGCGCGGCCAGCGCTTTCGGGTAGACCTCGCCGGCGGCGACCATCGCTTCGACTTCGTCGAAATCGGCGCGGGTTTGCAGAATCTTCGGGATGCCGTGCATTAGTTTTCGCTCCATGCGGGGATGTTGTTGACGGAGGCGGGCGAATAGAGCCCGGAGCCACTGACGATGGCCTTGATTGCAGTGAGCAGCTGGTCGCGCTTATTGCCATCCAGCGCGATGCCGGCGCCCTCGATAACGTTGCACAACTCTTCCTGCACAGAGTCGAAAAACTCGGCCCCTGGCGTCGTTGCTGGCACGCCGGTCTGCGAGTTGCCTGCGGTAAATCCGTGCTTTCCTGGACCGAACTTGTCCAGCGCGGGATTGCGGTTACTGCCTACTCGTTGCATATTTTCATGCTCCGTAGCTGATTAAAACGGTGGATGGCTGCGGGCACTCGCGCGCCATAATGCAGCTCAACTGGCTGTTACCCCAGGCGCTGAGCGGGTCTTCCACGCCGGACTCGCAGGTGCTGTCTTTAGCGTTAACTGCATCAGGCACCTTCAGCCGCCAGCTGAAGCGCCAGTCCTCGCTATACAGAGGGGCTTCGCAGCTCAGCTCGCAGCTGTGGGCGGCAAAGCGCTGGGTACTCGCGCCTGGGTAACCGAGCGCGGTGGCGATCTGCACGAAACGCGCGAGACGGGCGCCGCCGGCGTCGGTCAGGCGTGCCACCAGCGCGGCGCGCCGCTCAGCTAACGTCGGCGTGGCCACGCTGCAGCTGTCCGGCAGCCCTAGCGAGGCCTCCCAGTCGGGCAACATCGCCAGCGCGGTGTATGGATCGGCCTCGGCCAGCAGGCGCTGCAGCGCGACGTCGATGGCAGCCATCCGGCGAGCGGCCACCGCTACCCACGCCGTCAACACCGGATCTTCGCGCGACCAGGCCGGCCCGGGCGGCAGCAGCGCCCACAGCGCCTCGGTGTAATCGCTTACGTCCATGTGATCGTCCCCAGCTCGGCCAGCTCTCCGATCGTGCAGACAACATCTCCAGCCGGGGAGGTCAACACGTGGTCGAACTCACCGGGTGCTGCGCTGATCGCCTCGGTAAGGTGTGAGCGCGGGATGGTGATACCAGCAACGGGCAACTGCGTGCGGCCATCCTCGTCGCGCGCGACAGGAGAAGCCTCCGCTCTGACCACATCGACTAGTGCCGCCGTGACAGCGCTGCGTACCGCAGGAGTATCCGGAGATACGTGCAGCGTGAAGTTAACCGGTTTCTTGATCGGCGCGACGACGACGATTTCGCCCCACGGCGTGCCGGTTGTTTCCAAGTGCGCCCGCACCGCGGCGCACTCGGCTGCCGCCGGGTATGGGTTGCTATCGTCATCGCGCATGACGTACACGGTCACGCTGCCCGGGCCCTGCAACCTGGGCGCCGCCCAGGCCCGGGTCACGCCGGACACTTCCATGGCCCAGTTTTCCCAGTCCACTGCGCGCCCGGTTTGCGCGCCGGCCTTGCGCACGGCGGTGATGCGCTGGCGGTAGCTATCGATGCCCTCTGCGTCAGCCCCGCCGGTCAGGCCTCCAGCCTGCACCCGCGCCTGTGCGTCCACACCTTCCACCCCTGCGGACAGCGTCAGCCACACGTCGGCGTCGGTATCGCCGGCGTAGCCGGCCACCACGGCCTGCACCGTAAGGTCCACATACCCCCCCGCGCCGACAATGCCGCCGGCGACGACGGTGAACTCGACCTGATCGTCGCGCTGCAAGCGGCTATCGGCAGGCACGCCCACTCCGACGTTGCCGGTGAAGCGCACCGTGCCGCTACTGGCCACCGCCGCCTGCGGTTGCGACGATAGGTAGAATGGCCCGTGCCACGCCCGCAGCGTGTCCTCGTCAGCCGAACTGGGCAGGATCTGACGCGCCCGGTCCTGTAGGTAGCCGTACACTCCGTGCAGCGCGCCGGCCAGCGCACGGCCGAAGATGTCGGCGTCGGAGCGCTGCAGCGCGTCGGGATATTCCGCGCCAAGGTCGCGCCGAATGTCAGACATGAGCTGGCTCAGGGTCGGAATCTCATACATTGATCAGGCTCCATAGGTCTTGAATCTCCGCAGTCAGGCGGCGGCCATCGTGCAGTGTGATGGCGATGGCGATCACGATGGCCTCATCGCCAACGCGGAAGACATCGATATCCAACGCCGAGGCCACCCGCTGGTCCAGCCACCATTGCAGTGCCTCGCGGGTGTAGTCCTCGGCATCGCGCATCGCCTGCCGGTCCAGCTTGCGCCGCGCCAGCAGCCACAGCCGCGAACCGATACCGGCCGGCAGCGCCGGCTCGATGCCATCGGCCCACCATCCCCGCCGATCGGCGCCGTCCACCGGGTCGCTGTCCTGCGCGCGGCGCCAGGTGAACAGGCTGATCGCCAGCGCGCGCGCGTACGGGTCGCTGGCGGCCAGTGGCTGGCCGGCCAGCGTGGTTACGATGGTGATCATCACAGCACCTTGATGTCGGGTTGATCGGTGTTGCTGCCGGCCACGTTGTTCTCCTTGTGGCTGTGGTCGTTGTGGGCGGCGCGCACCGCGGCCAGCGAGCTGCCGCCGCCAGCGGCGTTGTCGACGATGTCCATCGCCGCCTCAATGCGGCCAGTGGCTTTGAACAATGGCGTATCAGCCACCACCTCGGCGCTGGCCTTGAGCACGATGCGTGGCGCCGTGACCTCGATGCGGTCTTCGTACAGCACGATGGTGTGGCCGGCGGCGTTATAGGCGGCCGACTCGCCCGGCTTCAGGCCGCGCACGCGGTAGCGCCGGTCACTGACGCTGATCACCACGCCGTTGCTGCGGTCGCCGCCCAGAAACAGCGCGAGCGCTTCCGCGCCCTGCTTCGGGCACGCGGTGAAGCCGAATGGCTCGGCGTGCTCCATCTCGTCTTTCAGTTCGTCGGCGGTCAGCACCAGCTGCAGCTGCTGCAGCTGCGCCGCCGGGTTTGCGCGGGTGACGCGCCCGCGGCCGATCAGACCAAACAGGCGTTGGGCCAGCTCTCTCATCAATCAGACCTCCACTCAGACGGCAGCAGATACTCGAACTTGTCGCCCTTTTTCTTGCGCGCCTTTTTGCTTTTCTCTGGATCGGGCGGCTGCGGCAGGTAGCCCTCCGGCGGCGCCACGGCCAGCGTGACGCGCGAGCCCTGCTCGTCCATCCGGTAGGTAACGGCGGTGATCAGCATGTCGCGGTCGAAGCCCAGAATCGGGTCGATCACGTGTACGATCTGGTTGTGCCGCCACAGGGCGCCGTTGCTCTGGCGCCAGCCGGCCACCTCGTACTGCGCCGCCAGCGCCTTGCCGATGCGGTTGTCACGCTCCCAGCTGGCCCGCTCTTTCGCCATGCCAGGCGTCAGGTTGCCGCTCTCGGTGAGGGTGGCCACCCGCTTGCGGGTAATGCGGCTATCGGTCGCGATTCCGGCAATCTCGTTGGCCGCCGCGCCGTTGCGGTTCGCGCTGGTGCCGTGCTGGCCGAGCACGCGGTATTCACTGAAGCAGCCGGCAAAATCAAAGCTGGCGTCGCCGGCCAGCACGTTGCGGCCAAGCTGGATCGGGTCGTAGGCGCGCCCGGCACTGCCCGGCGCGGCCAGTACAAGCCGGCCCTGGGCGTCGTCGGTGGAGATCAGACGGCTGATCTTCAGCAGTCGGTCGATGCTCTCGAATGCGGTTTCGCCCGGCTGGAGGGTGTGGTCGGCCACGGTGTCGCCGTCGCCCACCTCGCTCAGCACGGCGATGCCGTACGGCGCAGCCAACGCCGCAACAATCGCCCGTACCGACTGGCGCTTGAACTGCGGGGGCTTATTGAGTGCGGCGCAATCGACTAGGTCGGCGGTCAGGCTGCGGCCAGCGATGCCGAACGCCGTGCTGTTCTTATCGTGGGCGCGCGGCGTGGCGAACACCCAACCGGTGAGCACCAGGTCGTTGCCAATGCGCAGCTCACAGCGGTCGCCATGCACAATCGGCACCGGCTCGTCGCCACCCGGCAGCAGCCGGGTGATACCGACGGTGAACGAGCGGCACTGATCGTCCAGGCCGGCGCCGATCTCGACGTTGGTCCACCCCTCCCAGCTCAGGCCGTTGACGGTCAGGCTGACGCGGGTCGCCGGATCGAGCGGTTCGGTTCGCTTGTCATTCATGGGCTACCTGCAGTGGCTGGATTGGCACAAAAAGCGGATGGCGGATGGCGTTGCGGCTGACCATCTCATCCGCCAGCATCGCGTTACCGTGCTCCTGGTATGCCAGCACCAGTGCCGGTAGTACCGTGGCAGGCGTGATGGTCTCCAGACGCAGGCTGACGCTCTCAACCGCAGCCAGGTGCGCGCCCAGCGCGCGCGCCAGCTCGAGGTACGACTGGCCGGCGGCATGCGACAACGGCTGCAAGGCCGACACCGTCGACAGGGGCAGCGCACCAATGGCCGGCGTAGCGCAAAACCTAGTCTCATCACTGGCCATGTCCCACAGCGCTGCCTGCATGGCGTTGCGCACCGCGCGGATATCCTCTGCAACAGGTGCATCGCCACGACCTACCCGCCGCGCAGGAAGCTCGGACAGCGCGTCCGCTGCGGACATAGTCGCAGCAACAGTCATGGTTTTGAGAAGCACCCCAGCCACCCTGCCGGCTGACGATTGGTTGCTTCGTCCGAGCACGGCGCTGCTCCTTGACCGCAGCTGACGAATGACCTGAGCCTGTCTTGCGCCCCACTTCGTCAGATCGGACTGGCCTTGAAACTGCTGTCTGGATAGCTCGAACACGCGCAATAGCTTGGCGATCCCCGTAACCGGTGAAGACAACACCTCAGCAACCATCTGCTGAACCCCGCCGAATACAGACCGTATCCCGTCTGCCACGCCAACCACAGACCGGACATGCCCATCCACCAGACCCATCACCGCATCAGCCTTGACCCTTCCATCGCTGACAAAGCCCATCGCTTTTTCGAGCAAAGACTGCGAATGGCCAAGCAGCTCGGCGCGAGCCGCCCGGACCTGGCTAACGGTTTCCTTGAGCGGAACCGGAAACAGCAAATCACCCGTCTCGACAAACTCAAGCTGCACATCCACCCGGCCACCGGCATCAAGGCTCATCGCCCAGCGCGCCGGCCTGGCCGATACCGTCATGCGGCCGAACAAGGGGTGCACAAGCTCGCCGGATCCGGGAGATTCGATCACCGCCAGCAGTTGGTTGAGTTCTTCCAGCCAGCCATCCCCACTACATACCGCCGTGAACGTGAAGGGTCGGACCATCCGCCCCATGTCCTCGACCCACGGCCGGTCGCGTTGCGGGAATTCGTGCTCGGCCAGCCGGCGGCCGGCCTGCCCCTCCTGCGACAGCCACTTGATCGGATGCCCCTTGAACGAGGCGTCGCGCAGTCGGCTTTTCCAGTCCACGGCCTTCTCCTGGCGTAAAAAACCCGCCGGACAGGCGGGCTACGTTAGTTGCTAGTCGGCGCCAACGATCGGCGGCCAGTGTTCTGGTTGACGGTGAGCCGTGTGTTGCTGGTAGCCGGTCGCTCTACCCGTGTACCTGCCGGCGCATTATTCAGGTTGACGGTCAGTTCGGCCCTAGCCGCCTGCGTCGCACCTTTTATGACACTCGTTCCAGCGTTAAGCGCCCTGCCGGCAGCGCCAGAAACGGCACCGCCAAACCCCTTTGCCGCCCCCATCAGCGGCTCAATGATCGGCCTGACTTTTTCCCATAGGCTCTTGAAATAAGCGACGATCGGCTCCCAATTCTTGATCAACAAACCGAGCGGGGTGAAGTTTTCAAAGCCGAACTTGATGCCCTGCCATGCGACGTCAAACAACAACTTGATGCCGCCCCATAGCGCGGAAAAAAACGCCTTCAATGGCTCCCAGTTGTTGAGCACAACTCCGAGCGGAGTCCAGCCAAGATAGGTCTTGACGAATCCAACCCCGGCATCAAACACGGACCTGATCCCTGCCCACATGCGCGAGAAGAACGGGCCAATATCCTTCCAGTTGGCGACAACAAAACCAGCGGCCATGGCAAACATGCCAATCGGCGACATCCTCATGGCCATATTTGCAAGGTTTAGGGCGCCAACAAGTGCCATGCCCGCCACGCGCAAACCAAGCACTGCCGCGCCAGCGCCGAGCAGCCCCTTGATCAACCATGGATTGGCTGCCGCCATGCTCGACATCGACGTGATCATGGGCCCGACTACTGCCATGAATTCGTTGAGCGGTGGCAACAACACGCTGCCTACGGCGATGCCAACATCGGTGATTCGGTTCCAAAACAGCTGCAAGCTGTTGGCCGTGGTCTGGGCACGCAGGTCGAACTCCTTTTGCATCGACCCTGCATAGCCGGTAGAGTCGCCGACCAGCAGTAGATTGGTCTTCAGCATGTCCAGGTTGGACAAGAAAGGCGCGATCGCCTCGATACTCTCCTTGCCGAACAGCTCGGACAGGACCGACGCCTGCTTTGACGGATCGATCGACTTGATCCGCTGCAAAATGTCCAGCACCGTCCCTTTGCTATCCACTTGCATGGACTGCGCAACCTTCGAAGCATCAAGCCGCAGGGCCTGTAGCGTCTCTTTCTGGGACTTTGTGGCCGCGTTGCCTTGCGTCAGCGCCAGCACGAAGTTCTTGATGCCGGTCGCGGCCACATCAGACGGAACCTTTACCGCATCCATGGTCGCTGCCAACGCGGCAACCGTGCCGGAAGACAGGCCGGCAACCTTACCGATCGCGCCAACCCTGGTCACCACCGCTGCTACATTCTTCGCGCTGCTGTTCCCCGCTGCGTCCAGGTAGTTGATCTGGTCGGACAGCGCACGCACGCCATCCTGGGTCAACCCCATGGATGCGCGCCAGGCGGCCATCTGCTCGCCAGACTCCTGAGCGGTAAGCCCGAAGGCCACACCCATCTTTACCGCATCGTCAGCGAAACCCTGCAGCTCCGATCGGGCAATGCCCGCAGACCCGCCCTGCGCATAAATGGCGGCAATATCCTTGGCCGCCATCGGAAGGCGAAGCGACATCTCGCGGATCTCGTCGCTCATCTGCGCGAATTGCTGTGGCGTATCGAAGTCCACAACCTTGCGGACATCCGCCATCGATGACTCGAAGTCAATCGCCGCCTTGACTGCCCCGACCAGCGGGGCGGTCACTGCGGCGACCGCCCCGAAGTCGATCTCTGCCATGCCGGACTGCCGCAGGCTCTTGCGCAAACTTGCGACGTTCTTCCTGATGCCATCCAGCTTTGGCGACAACTGGTCGACGCCGGTAATCAGCGCCTTGAGCTGGAACTTGTCAGCCATCAGCAGCCTCCAGTCTGATCTTGTTGATTCGCAGCGCCTGGTCGCGCATCTCGATCAGGTGATCAAGGCTGCGTCCCGCCAAGACATACGGGTCGATCTGCCACCAGGCTGCCACATCGAACAGCGTCTCGTTCAGCTGCTCTAGGTCTGCGAACCCCGCTGCCAGAAAAAACCAGTCACTGCCCAGCACGCGGTGTTGAGATCTGCGATGTCCATCTGATCGACAGACGACGGCGGGATGCCTGCACACAGACTGACATAGCGGCAGGCTGCCGAGATATTGATGTCAGGGATACTGGAGTAGTCGTTCATGCGGTACGGCAACACGCCGATGGTCTTCGCTTCGTCAGGCGACGGCTTGCGCAGCACCAGTTCGGTAATCTCTTCGCCATGCGCCTTGATCGGCACGGATAGCTGGATACGGACTTCACTCATTGCCAAATTCCTTTCTCGCCATTGAATTCAAGTTCAGCCTTGCCGTCGTCACCCTTGAGCGCCGCCGGGTTGATCAGAAACGCGCCGGACAGCACATACACGCTGCCGTTGGCGAGCTCGACGGTGATGGTCATGTCGTCGGACTGCGTGATCTTCTCGCGCGGAAAATCCTTTGGAATGACCGCCTCCAGCTTGACGTAAGGCGTCAAATCCTTCTCGCTGTAGAACACCCCGGCGCTAGTATTGATCGCCTCGCGCTCGACGGCGGTAAGCGGAACCTCTACCCCACCTGCGACGGCCAGCTGATCGCCATCCACCTTGATGTAGCAAGTGCCTGCCGCTTTCTTGCCCATATGGACCTCCTGAAATGACTACGGCCCGCTCTAGGCGGGCCGGATGGTTACTGGTATTGCAGCCTGAACTGGTTGAGGACGGCCACCACGCGCAAACCGTTGATGTAGTCCGGCGGGTAAAGCACGTCCAGCCGGCTCGGATCGCTTGCGTTGCGCTCCACGATCAGGTTGGCCGAAAACTGCCTGGCGTTTTCCACCCAGCCCTCGGCCTCCATCTTGGCGTACTCGCTCAGCAGCTCGCCGCGGAAAATGGCCGGCGTGACGATCGGCGCGCCAGCGCCAAAGCGGGTGCCATCATCTGCCAGCTTGTGGCGGCCATACTTACTGGTCACTACGCCCTTGAGACGGCGCAGCACGGCGGCCGACAGGTGCAGCGTTTCGCTGTCCAGATAGCTGTTATCCGGACTGCCCCAGCCATTGCGCTGGTAGGTCGTAATCGCGCGCTCGACACGCGCCACGCCACCGTTCGTCACGCTGGTAGCGATGCCGTTGTTGAGCAGCGTCTGGCGCTCGGAAACGATGAAGCGCTTGCCCGGGCGCGCCGGCAACACGCCGACCAGCTCGCCGCTCTGCGTCGGGCGCGCCGGGTCAGCCTTGATGAATACCGCGTTGCGCGCGGCGTAGGCCGCGGCATAGCCCCACGGTGCGGCCTGAACGTCGGTCTCGTAGCCGGCCAGCGTGCAGTGCGGATCGTTACGGGCGCTGCCCAGCGTCACCAGCGCAGAGACCGTGCCGCGCGCGGCACAGTAGACGTGTCCGTAGATCTGGCGCAGGTAGCTCCAGCGCCCAGCGCTGTCGTTCAGTTCGGTCTGCAGCACGTTCAGCGAGGCGCTGTCGGAGAACGGCATCACGATGAAGTCGTACTCGTCGTCGCCCATACCGGTGATCACCGGCGCAAGGTCTGGCGCACCGGCGCCGGACGCCATACCGACAATGGTGCAGGTCAGCGCACCCGGCAGCACCTCACCGCCAGCCTGGCCGTAGTAGTTGGCAACCAGCGGGATTTCGTTGCCGGACAACCCCTTCCAGCGTGCGGTCAGCGTCACCACGCCAGTGGCTGCCGTCGCGGTAACCGGAAGATCGGCATTGGCATTGATGGCAGCGGCCAGCGCCGTCGCCAGCGTAGCCACCGTATCGGTAGTGGCCACGCCGATCTGCACGCGCTTGCCGTCGATGTAAACCGCCAGCGCTCCCGCTGCAGTGATCGTGCCGGCCAGCGTGATCGTGCCGGTGGCTGCAGCGCCAGTCGGCTCGACAGCAGCCATCCCCCAGACCTCGGCGAGAGGATCGGACAGCAGGTAGCGCTCGTACATATTGGCCAGCATCGAGCCGCGGCCGAACAGCGACCAGACAGTTCCGATGTTGTTGAGCAGCGCAGGCACGCCGGTGAGCGCGCTGCCGGCGGCCAGCTTCATACCAATCAGCAAGGTGCGCTGCACAGCACTGGCGGTGTTAGCGGCGCTGTTGTCCATCTCGGCGTAGAACAGCGGCACGCGCATGTTGCGCGGGATGGTATTGAACGGCACGCTCATTCAGCTACCCCTTTCGCTTTTACCGGCCTGGCTCGCTCGACATCGCCATCGGCAAGGCGACGCAGCCAGTATTGTGTTTCGGGAACCTCACGGCCTTCGGCCGGCAGGATGTCGCCACGGCCAGGATCGGTCACGGCCCGATCCTGCGCTGGTTTAACGTACATGGTGGTCCTCACGGGTTGGTTGTGAATTTCACATCGAGCTGATGCTCAATGCGTCCATCAGGCACTGCGTAATCCACACCGGCACGCATGCCGGACAATCCGGGCAGGCCATCTTGCGCGACGTCATGCCAGGTCTCCGGCGGGGCGCCGGCACTACGCACGCCACCGATTTGCGACTCAAGTCGGAAGGCGTAGCGGTAAAGCACCCTGGCGCGGTTGAGCAGCAGCATGTCACCCCCGTCGTACTCGATCGGCTCATACAGATCAGACGGGCGCCAACCAAGCAGCGCTCGCCAGAGTTCGCTTCGCAAGTCGTGCAGCCGGTCAGCCACCGCCTGGCCCCGCTCGTCCGAAGTGGACAGCGCCAGCACCACATCAAATTGCTCGAGCAGGGGCTGCTGGTACGGGGTATTGGTCGTCACGCTTTCCGGATCGTCGCGCGTCGGCACGACATAGGCTGCCGGCAGCGCCATCAGCGGCGCGTTCTCCTCCAGCAACGCGGACAACTCCAGCGCGCCGGCCACACGCCCGGAAAACGACGGGCAGCGGGCACGAAGATGGGTGATGATCGGGGTTATTTTCATGGCGGCTGGCAATAAAAAACCCCGCCGAAGCGGGGTGGAATTGAATTCAGACTACCTAAAGTCTCGAGCTGGCAGACAACTCCAGCTGCACGCATACATTCATGATCAGGTAGCTAACAGCACTCTGACTTCAACGCAGTACGTAAGCAGCAAGTACCGACTGCAAGTCATGCACGTCCATCTTCTTGCCGAAGTTCTTCTGGATCGGTGCTGCCATCCCGGATACCCAGAGTTTCAGCTCAGACTCCATGTCAAACGTTCCAGCCGTTTCGAGGGAGAAATGCGTGATGCTACGGTAAGGAATTGAATGGTATTCAACCTTGCTACCAGTCAAACCCTGCTTGTCGATCAGAATTAGACGCTTGTCGGTAAACACGAACATGTCGCGAACCAGCTTGTACACTCGCTGAACACGCTCACCCTGCGCCAGCAATGGCGCAAGTTCACCCTGCATATCCTCGGCGCTAATCTCCTTGGCATTACCAAGCAACGCATCCATCAGACCCATACCCACCCCCTAACTAACGATTGATCACGTCGTCATGCTAGCTTGATCACAATGAATTCTGCAACGCGACACAAACCCCCGATCAACAACACGCGCTGATTGGACATTGCTCGATCCATTTATCGTCACTTCGGACGCAACGCTCTCGCCATCGCTCTAGATAGCGTGCTTTCCACTTTCCCTGCTGAATCCTGCAGCGCATCGGTGATGTAGTTGTCCCGCGGCGCGATGCGCCACGGACCGGTCTTCGCCTGTGCCCGGCGATCCTTGCGCCGCACGGCACCGCGGCGCACGCCGTAGTGCAGGTAGGCCGGGTAATAGTCTTTCGCGCCGGCTGGCATGTCCGGCATGATTTTGACCAGAAAGCCCGCCCGGCTGACCTTGTAGTTGATCGCGTGCAGCAGCGCGCCGGTACGGTTATTCGGGTATCCGTCCCGCCCCTTTCCAAGAGCCAGCAGCATCTGCGCCCGTGCAGTGACGATCTGTCCCGCCTTGCGGAAGCCGTAGCGTACCTTGCGCTTGTCGAAGTCGATCTGGTCGAACTGGTCGAACCCCCCGATATGCATCTTGACGGAATCAGCCACGGCCAAGCTCCTCGCAATCGAGCCGCATGAATTCAGGCTGATCGTTCAACGGCGCGACGCGCCGGATGCGGTACACCGTACTGCCTCGCACCACCTCCCATTCGGCAGTGATATTGCGGCGCGTCCTCACATACACGTGATGGGTCACAACGCTGTCGACCTGAATGGAGCCCAGGTACACCGCCCCACTCACGGCATCGATGCGCGCACGAGTCTGGATCTCGGTCACCAGCTCCGGCATGGTGGCCATGTCGATACCGGGGAGCTGGCGATTCAGGCGTAGCCTGACCGGGTGGCGCAACTGGCCTGCAACGATTTTCATAGCGCCACCCCATCCGGCCTGTAGTGGCTGATCAGGCTGTCCACAACACAGCCCGGCAGCTCTACAGCATTGCCACTGGAAATTTCCTCACGGTAGGCATACAGCGTGGCCACACGAAAACGCAGCCACTGCCGCAGATCGTCCGGCACGGCATCCGGGGAGGCACCGAAACCGGCCAGATAGCTGATCTCGATGGCGCCAGGCTCACGGTCTACGGGCGGCCAACCATTGCGCGGCTTGAGGCACAACAGGCGGCCATCTGCTGCGACATGAAATGCGGACAGCGCCACAGGCTGGCGCTGACCAGCCTGCCGCACGGTCACGCCGGTAACCTCGCGCGCCCCGGCGATGCCCAAGTGCAACCAGGGCAGGCTAGGCCAGGCATCGAGCGTGTCCGTGCAGACAGCATCCAGCACCGGTCCACCGATCCTGGCCTCAGCGCTTTTCACTGCGGCGCGCTCGATCTGCGCCAGCAGTACGTCTTCATCAGTAATGTCCGGGTCGATGCGGCATTGCTGCTTGATTTCTCCCAGCGTCAGCACCGCCGCCGCGCTGCGCTGGGTCACGACGGCGGGCACGGTTATTGACCGTCCGGCGCGGGGATTTCGTGGCCGGCCTGACCACCATCGGCGTCAGTCGGAGCAACTACATCACCGGCGGGCGAATTTTTGGCCGCGCCCTTAGCCTTGCGCTCGATGTACTCCTCCGCCACGCCGGCGTCCACCAGTTGGCGATTGACGTGTTCGCCAAAGCCGGCGATTTCACCCTCGTTGTAGTGCCTGTACGGCTTGAGCAACTTCACTGCCTTCATGCTGCATTCCTTTCAGCAAAACAGGCCGCGTTTAGCGGCCTGTTGGGTTACAGACCACAGAATCAGACACCCCACTTCACGGCGGTAAGTACGGCTACGTTCTCGACGTGGCGCGGCGCAAAGTCGTGGCGCAGGATGGCGCGCAGCAGGGTAGCGTTCTCCTGGAAGGCGCTGCGCTGGTTACCACCCGCATCTTTCCAGCTCGCCTCGGTAGCCACGGCAAACTCCATCGCACCGTCTTCACCGATGTAGAAGTCGGCCCAGTCGCCGAAGTAGATCTCCGACTCGTTGACCCCAGTGCCCAGGTTGACCGGGATGTTCGTCGACGCGCGGATCGGGTAGCCCATCAGCTGGCCCTGCTCCATTTCAGGGAAGGCCTTGTTGCCGTTACCGTCCACCAGCGCCATCAGGAAGCGGCGGGTGCGCGGTGCCATCGCCCAACCGCCCTTGAGCAGCAGGCTGTTGCCGGCCTCCACCAGCAGGATCAGCAGCGACAGGTCGGAGCGCACCTTCTGCACAATCTCGGCGGCCGTGCCGGCCAGCACGGTGGCCACCTTCTTGTTGGCCGCCAGCGCCCAGTTGAGCAGGCCCTTGGGCGCCTTGCCGCCGTTGTCGCTGCCGCGCAGGAATTGCGCGTCCTCGGCGGCGGCCAGACCCTTGGTGGCGTCCAGTTCGATCAGGCGCAGCATGGCGTCATTGCCGGCGTTGCGCAGGAAGTCGTTGTTGATCGGCATCAGGCCGGCGAAGGTACGCGACTTCAGGGAGACCGGCTCGAACTTTTGTTCGGACTCGCCGATGCGGTCGGTGTCCTTGTCGCCGATCTGGGTGACGTAGCTGCCCTGCATGCCTTCCTTGTTGCGACCCAGGGTCAGGTTGCCGCCTTGCGGCAGCGGCAGCGGCTCGGCGCCCAGCTGGCGAACCACCGCCATCGGGGTAAGGCGCTCGATGATTTGCTGGCCGAGGTTCTGCGGGATCAGCACGCCACCGCCGGTGGCGACGTTGTCGGCCAGCACGGCCGCGACGTCTTCACCGAACTGCTCGGACGCGTACGGCGCGGCGGCCAGCGGGTGCATGCCCTTGAAGGTGGTCACCGCAGCGATCAGGCGACCGAACTGGTGTGGCCGCGCCTCCACGCCGCGGCGCGGCTCGGCCGGCTGCGTGCCGCTGGCGGCCGGCGGTGCGCCTTGTACGTTCAGGGTTTCCACCTGCGTCGCCGTGGCGGCAGCCATGCGCTCGGCGGCTTCGGCGCGGCTGATTTTGGCGCCGAGCTCGTCGAACTCGCCCTGCATCGCATCGATGCTGGCCAGTTGCTCAGCGCTCAGCGCAGTGCCGGCCGCCTCCAGGTCGGCCAGTTTCTTGACCTCGGCGGACAGCTCGGCGCGACGTGCCTTCATTTCCAGAATCTTGGACATCAATTTACTCCAGACGTAAAAAAAGCCGCACAGGGCGGCAGGGTGAGGTGCGCTTGCGCGCGGTTCGCCGTGCGGCGGTCAGAGTTGTGCGGCCATCGCCATGGCAGCCGCGGCCGCCCGGGCGCCACGCGTCCGGTTGCCGCTGGCGCGCTTGCTGGCCACGCCAGCGGCGATGCGGTTGATGGCGGCTTGCTGGCTCTCCAGCGTATCGGCCAGCCCGGCGTCGATGGCCGCCTGGCCGAAGAACAAGCCGGCCTCGGTGGCACGCACGGCATCCGCCGACAAGTTGCGGTTGGCCGCAACGGTATCGACGAACTTGCCGTAGTAGCCGTCCATGCGCTGGTCCACCACCGCCACCACCTCATCCGTCAGCGGAGCATCGGCAGCCAGGTCGTTCTTGCGCGCGCCACGGAAAAACGTGGTGACCACGATGCCGTCTGCGGCCAACTGCTGACTGAAGTCGGCATGCTTCATGATCACGCCGACGCTGCCGACGCCGGCCGACTCGGACAGCGTGATGCTGGTGCAGGCGCTGGCGATGGCGTAGGCCGCCGAGAACGCCGAGAAATGCACGATCGCGTGGATCGGCTTGAGAGCCTTGGCCGCTACGATGTCGGCCACCAGCTCGAAGCAGCCGGTGACGGCGCCGCCGGGGCTGTCCAGCTCCAGCACGATGGCCTCGACGCGCGGATCGTTGACGCCAGCGTTGATCTGGCTGCGGATGCTCTCGTAGCTGGTCTGGTTGGCGCATAGGCTGACGTTGTTCTCGCGCGAGACCAGCACGCCGTACACCGGAACCACCAGCACACCGGTTTGCTGCGCCGCCTGCAGGCGCTGCTCTTCAGGGCTGATCATTTCGGCGTGGTCGCCATCGTCGTGCCAGGCCTGCGGATGGCTCAGCACAGCGCCGACGTTGACGTGGACCTGGTGCAGGTTGACGCCCATGCGGCTGCCCGCCCAGGCCACCGCCTCGTGCAGCATGTCGGGCAGCACCATGTGCGGCTGGTTGAACAGCTGGTGCAGCAGGAAATGGTGTTTCATTTGGCAGGCTTCCCTTCGCTCTGGCGCGGCGGCTGCGGCTGCAGGGTGGCGGCCGGCGACTTGGCCGCCAGCGCGACCACCAGTGCAGCAACCAGCATCGGCGAGCGCATACCGCCGATGACTGCTACCCGCGGCGCGTGTTGTTTTATATCCATGATTCGCTCCTTACAGCCCGCCAGAATGCGGGGTTATTGCTCGACTTGGCGTGCGCGGTAACCAACGACAAGCAACCCAGCAGTAACGCAAGCGCGGTGGCGGCGGGCTGCGCAAAGGCGGCAGCTGCCGGGGGCCGGCATATCCACCTTCCTTACAAAGCAAGCGCAGCATTCCGCAAAAAAACATGCCGCAAGCCAGAAACCAAGCAAGTAGTAGATAGCCCCACATCACGACACCGCCTTTTCCACATCCGCCAGCGCCAGCTCGCTAGGCTCCTTACCTTCGCCCAGGTCGATCTGGTCGCTGGGCACCATGTTGAGCGGCGTCAGGTACACGTCGCCACCGGCGATCGGCGGCAGGTTTTCCAGGCGCCGGATATCGTTGACCGACAGCCAGCCCCACTGCCGAGCGACGGCATAAGCCGCATAGCGCGACTTCTGGTCGCCGCGCAGCAGGCCGCCGACGTTGAACTCGATGAACAGCGTGTCGCGCTCGGACGGCAGCAGCAGGTCGCGCATGCGCGCCTGCTCGTGCCGCCTGATCCACGGCATCAGGCAATAGATGACGAACTCGATCGCCTGGTGTTCGATATTGTTGTTGGTGGCGCGCTCCAGCAGACCGACCTTGTGCGGCGGCATCTTGAAGATCTGCGCCACCTCCAGCGCTGACAGCTTGCGTGCGTCGATCAGCTGGGCGTCGGCGTTGGTCATCGACAGCGGCTTGAACTGCATGCCGTCCTGCAACAACGCCACCTTCATGGCATTGCCCTGGCCAGCGTACTCGTTCTTCCACGCCTGCTTGACCTGCTCGGTTCGCTCCCGTGATAGCGGGTCCAGCTCCTTGCCGTTAACGACCGCCGGGCGCTCAAGTACGCCGGCTAGGTGCGTACCGTTGGCAAATACGGAACTGGCATGTCCGTGCGCGGCCAACGCCAACCCAAGCGTATCGCAGTGCAGCTGCACCGGACTGACGCCGGTGTAGCCGTTGAGCGAGAACCAGCGCACGTGGTGAATCATGCGCTGCGGCACGGGCTCGTGCCCGGGAATCAAGTAGTACGGCAGCCCGTCGCTGCCTCGCAGCACGGTCATTTTTGCCGAATCCAGAGGCAGCAGCGCCACCGGGCGGCCGGCCTCGTCGCGCTCTATGAACGCATAGCTGTTGCCGTGATGACCGGCGGCGATCTGCGCGCCCTCGGTATGCTCGAACTGCGTCTGCCAGCCGTTCGGCTGGCGCAACAGACGGGCCACGGGGTGGTCACTCACCGGCTCGCGCTGATCGCCATTGCGCCGGTACAGCACGCACGGCAGTTGCGCCAGCGACTCGGCAATGGTGGTCAGGCAAGCCTGGTAAGTGGTGATGGCCAGCGCCTTGTCTGGGGTAACCTGCACCCCGGCTGAGCTCTTGCGGGCAGCGCCAAGCAATCCGGCGAACCAGCCATCGCCCCCGCTCGATGCCGATACGACCCGGCCATCGAACTGGTTACTGGTGAACATCAGCTGCCTTTCTGCGCCGCAGCGCGGGCGGTAAGAAACGACCAGGTCAACGCGAACAGCCCGCCAGTCACCCAACCCGCCGCCGGGTGCAGCAACGTGGCGCCCGTAGTCACCGCCGCGGCACCGGCGACGCCAACGGCGAGCGTGAGCTTGTCGGTGTTGGTCATAGATAAACCTCGTCTTCGTAAGCAGATCTGAACGTTTCGGCCGGTGCCTGATACAGGGCGCGGTTGATCGCCATGGCCAGGGCGACGATGCCGTCGATGCGCTCGCGCGACTTCTTCTTGTTGGGGCGGTAGTTGTCGTTGGTGTCCCTGAGTACAACGACGTTGCCGGCCATCCAGCGCAGCACCGGATGTCCGCCGTGGGCAAACTCGCCCGCCAGCACCTTTGCTTCCAGTTCTTTCGATGGCTCGGACAGGTTCTGGAAGTTTTGTGTCAGGGCGACCATCTCCAGGCCATCTTCCATCAGTTCAGTGGCAATCTTGCCGGCGTTCCATTCGTCGAAGCCGATCGACTGCAAGTCGAAGCTGGCCGCATCCTCGATGATCTGGCGGCGGATCGCCTCCTGGTCGATACGGGTGCCCGCAGTGGGAATGATGTGCCCTTGCTGCGCCCAGGCGGTGTAGCTGACCCGGTCTTTCTGGTCCCGTACCAGCATGTTGTCTTCCGGGATGAAGAAACGGCAGAGAATCACCCACTTTTCGCCCGGCTTTTCCGGCGGGAATAGCAGGATCCACGCGGCGATGTCGGTCTTGCTGGCCAAGTCCAGCCCGCCGAAGCACTTGCGGTGCCGAAGCGCGGCCTCGTCTACCGGGTCGGCATTCTTGTCCCATGCGTCCAGCGACAACCAGCTCTCGCTGACCTGCGTCCAGATGTTCAGGCGCTTGGTCAGAAAATTGCTGAGTGCCGCCGGGACATGCCGGGCCTTGGCCGCCTGTGTGCGCAGCTCATCCAGGAACACCGACACACCAAGATTCGGATTGGCCTTGATCCAGTTGGCCTCATCGAACCAGTCGTCGCCATCGTCCAGGGTGTAGATCACGCCACCAAAGCTATCGTCCTCGAGCTGGCCCTCCAGGATCTGGATAAGGTAGTTGCGCTGCTCCAGGCAGATGGAGCCATCCTGGTTGAAACCGGCCGTGGTGATGGCGTGCATCACGCTGCGCCGCCGCGCACCGCGCGCAGTGTCGATCACATCCCACAAGCTACGCGACGGATGTGCATGCAACTCGTCGATAATGGCGCCGTGGACGTTGAGACCGTCCTGCGTATTGGCGTCGGCCCCCAGCGGTACGAACTTGTTGGCCGTACCCGGGATCCACAGCTTGTTTTTGTGGTTCTGGATCAGCTGCCGCAGCGCTGGCGACTTGGCCACCATCATCTCGGCGGCGGCGTGGGTAATCTTGGCCTGATCCAGCTTGGTGGCGGCGGTATAGACCTGCGCACCCGCCTCCTTGTCGGCAGCGAACAGGTACAGGCCCAGCCCGGCCAGCTTGGTGGACTTGCCGTTCTTGCGCGCAACCTCTTCGTACCAGGTACGAAAACGCCTGGTGCCGTCTGTTCGATACCAGCCAAACTCAACCGCCAGCCAGAACGCCTGCCAGCCGGCCAGCTCCACCGGCTTGCCCGACCACTCACCCTCGAAATGGCGGCAATATTTCGGGAAGAACGACAGCGCATGGGCCGCCATTTCCGGGCGCCACACCAAGCCGCGCGCCACCTGCTGCTGCAGATCGCGGTAATGGCGCTCAACGGCCAGCCTCGTGTAGCGGCCGACCGTGACGCGGCCTTTCAGCACGTCGATACCGTACTGATCCCACGGCTGCAGGACGTAACAAGCCGGGATCAATCCGGTCGGTCGTTGATGAACCCGAGCAGTTCGACAAGTTCCTCGCTTAGAACTCGCCCCTTGCTGAGAGCTTTGTTCTTCGCGCATGAGGTCACCGTCATTCCGTTTTTCTTGAGCATCACGCGGACTTGCTTGGCGATTTTCGGCCGGTTGTAACTGGCGCTCACCTCATAGGGGCGACCTGTATCCTTGGCCACAGCGAAGATCGTGCCCTTGTTGGCCTCGATCCACTCCTTGCACGCCAGCCAGTCGGCGATAGCCGCGCAGATCAACCCAAGCGCGATGCCCGCCGTCGAAAAGTCAAAGCCGCTGGAAGAAAGCAGCGGCTGCATGTCCTTCCATAGCCTGCGCTCGGCCTTGGTAAGCTTCCATGGCGGCTCATCCGGCAGGGCAACACTATTGCCATCCAGCCGGTCCATCATCTCGAACGGGTTCGCGGCGAACAGGTCGCCATTGATCAATCGGTCAATGGCCCGCACCCGGCCGGCGGCGATCACCGTCAACCCGGCCTCGTCCAGGTCATTCAGCACTTCCGCGCGGGCCCGCCGCTCGGCACGGCTCTCGTCGGTCTCCAATGACCCGCCGTTGCTGTCTTCTTCGTACCGGCGGCCCGCCTTCTCGATGTTCTCGACGTGGCTGCGCCAACTATCGGTCTTGTCAGCCAGCAGCGCGATCTGCAGCAATGCCGGCGAGTAGTCCATGCCCGCCTGATCGAGCGCGCGGATGATGTAGCGCCACACCTCGCGCGCCCGTTTTGATTTCAAAAAGGCCGGCGGCTTGGGTGTCGCGCCAGAGCCAGCCTTTTTCGGCGTTTCCAGAGCCATGACGGACCTTTCGCAGCTGCGTTGACTTGCAAAATGAAAACAGGTCAATCCGGGGCGCTACGAGCCAGTCCAGACCCCCCCCCCTGAATTTCTACCGAGGAAAAATTAACACTTAGGCGCGCGGTGCGGAGCCTGCGACTGGCCAGAAGGATTTTCCACCCCCTCCCCACGCCGCCAACCACCTGCAACTCACCATGAAGCGCCGAAAAAACACAGTCAGCACGCCGTCCGGCGCTTGTTTCCGAAACCACCATCCTCGCGCGCCGTTTTGCGCGAGTGGCAGGAATGGCACAACGCCTGGTGATTACTGGACTCGATGAACAACGCCCAGTCGCCCCGATGCGGGGTGATGTGATCGCAATCCGTCGCCCGGTTCACGCACCCAGCCGTTGCGCAACGGAACATCGCCGCCCTCAGGCATGCATCGCGTCGCGCATACCAGATCGGCAGCCTGTACCACTTCCGAATTCTTGCCACGGCCTCATCGGATAGGCGACGAGCATCTGCCTCGCGTCTGACTTGCGCGGCATGGACTTCGCAACAGCTGTTCCTCGGCAAAGCCATCTGCCTGCAACCACGGCTGGCAAACTTGCACGGCCTTTGCGGCGCGATCGGCATGGAAGAAACCTAACCAGAAAGGTCTACCGCTGGCGGCCAGCAGCAGACAGGAATAAAAAAACCGGCCGAAGCCGGTAAAGCGACCCACGCCGCAAGGAGTACCAGAAAGCAAAAAGCCCGCCGGATGGGCGGGCCTTGCAGCGGTCGGTGCACTGGACGCACCAACAACTAGAGTACGCGAATCATGCCATTTCAGTGCACGATTGCGCAAGGGGCTGCCGGCGTCTTTTCTCGAGCTCGTGGTAGAACTGGACGCACAGCTCGCGGGCATCGCGCAGGTAGACGAAGAAGCTGCGCCGGCTGACGCCGACCCGCTTCAACATGCCCGCCTCGTCCGTCGTGCGGAAATACCACTCGTTGATCACCACGAAGTGGAAGCGCGGCAGCAGGCAGACGGCCGAGTCGACCAGCGTGAGGCGCTCGTCGACATCCACATCCGGCGGCAGCAGCGCCGCCTTGGCCGGCGCCGGCTGGTCGCTGGTCGCCCAGGCGGCCAACGCGCTGACTTTGTACCCGAGCCCGGCGTCGGCGCGGCGCGCCTTCCAACTGGCCCACGCCACCAACAGCTCGTCCATCTCTTCAAGCTTCATCGCTTTCTTCCACGAATCCGCCCCAACACCCCTTCGACCGGTCATTGCCGGCCGTTTTGTCGGTCGATTATCCCACACAGTATCGAATCAATCGCCGATTTATATAGTGTGCATACCTTGTGCAGACCATGTGCAGGGTAAAAACCTAATAACCATCAGTGTTTGTGCAGGATGTGCAGGGTGTGCAGTGTTTTTCTTACGCGCATACGCGAAAAATATTCAGGCTGCCGGCCATTCATAAAAGGGGAACGGGGAAATAAAAAAGTCCCGCATGCACGCACGCGAGACCTAAAAACCCTGCACATCCTGCACAAACGCCCGCCAATCAAGCGTTTCAGGCCGTGCACACCCCCTGCACACGGCCTGCACACCCTGCACAAATCAAGCTAAATCGTCACGCATCTTCGCCCCGTAGCTGCGGGCACCGGCCTTGAAGCGGCCGATCTCCTGCGAAATCCAGTCGTGCTCGACCTCGCCGCGCGGCTCGCTGCCCACCTTGAACACCATCGACTGCCGGTTCTTGGCGATCGAGCCGAGCGACCAGCGCGCGCGCTTCTTGGTCAGCAGCTTGTGGTCATAGGTGCTGACGTTCAGCGAGAACTTGTTTTCGCTGATGCACCCCTCGCCCTTCCAGTGGCACCACACCTGATATACCGCGTACAAATCGTCGGTCAGGCAAGAGCAGAACGGCACGCCATCCAGCTCGCCGCGCCGCCACTCGTGCAGGAACAGCTCCCAGCCGGACAGGCCGTAGCGGATCACCCGCTCCTTCTCCATGGTCAGCGGCGGCTTGGTGTGCGCGTCAAAGCGTGCCGGCTTGGCCCGCTTCGCCCACCCGCGCCCCTGGCACACCGGGCAATCCGCCTTGCAGCGCTCGCCTTGCTCGGCACCCTGCGGGCAGCGCTCGGTGGTCAGCATCAGCGGCAGCGCCAGCAAGAACGCCATGAACTGTTCCAGACCGCCATCGGCCACCTCGCGGTCGACCTCGTCGTACAGCGCAGCGTCGGCGCTGTCGGTCGGCCAGATCACCATGAAGCGGCGATCGTACGCCTCGACGTGCAGCGGCTGGATATGGTTGGAGAGAAACACGCAATTGCCGTGGTTCTCTTCCTCCCACGCGTTCATGAACTTCTTCTCGATCACCTGCGTCAGGCCGGTGATCAGGTGCTTGATGGTGCCGGCCATCGCGTAGCGCTGCTTGCTGGAGAGCACCTCCTCGAACAGCAAGAACAGTCTACCCGACCTTGAGCCCGTGTATTGGCTTTCCAGCTGGCTTTGCCCAAGTGTGATCGCGTACTTCCCGTAGATGGGCTTGACGCACTTCTCCCAGAACATCGATTTGCCAGAGCCGTGCACGCTGCCGTGCATCAGGATCGCGGTATCCAGCTTGGCGCCCGGGTGCTGCAGCGGGTAGGCCAGCCAGTTGAGCAGCCACTCGAACACCTCGTTGCGCCCGTCGCACAGGTGGTAGGCCAGCGAGATGATCGACTGGCACCTCGGAAACATCGCGATCAGCTGCCACAAGTCGCGCGGCAGATCCGGCGCCGGGCAGTCCGGCTTCATCTCGATGCCGGTATAGAGGTTGATGTAGCGCGCCTCGTCCAAGTCCTCACCCGGGCTGAAGCGCACGTTCGCCAGCGGGATCACCCGCCGCTCGGGCGAGTCGATCCAGATATCGTAGAAGCTGCCCATCGCCGCGCGGGCGGCGGCCAGCGGGATCACCTCCCTGAGCTGCGCGTCCCACACGTTGGTCGAGCCGTCCAGGTAGACATAGCGCTGCATCTGCGGCACCAGCGCCGGGTCGCTGCGCTGCTCGCGCTCGGCCCGCGCCCGCTTGGCCGCCCCCACCTCCGCCTGCGTCACCAGCAGCTTGTCCTCGCGGGCCAGCCACGCCTCGACCGCCTCCTTGCCGTACTGGGCCTTGAGCGCTGGCAGCGAATACTCGGTGCTGCTGCGCTTGTCCCACACCCGCGTCTTGCCTTCGATCAACGCGAAGTGGCGGTACAGCACCCCTGCCACCCCATCATCCTGGCTGGCCGGCGCCGTATCGTCGGCCACATCGCCCTGCGCGCCCGCCTCCGGCATGTCTGCGCCCGCATCCGCCAGGCCGTCATCCGCCTGCCCCGCCTGCGGCGTCCACGGCGTTGCCGTCGCCAACCAGCGGCGTACCGTGTCGGCATCGCCGCCATCGCCGCCCGCCTCGACGCCGGCGGTGACGTCGGCCACATCCCAGCCATCCTTCACCGCGCCCGGCGCCGGGATCTGCACCATCGACACCGAGCAGCCGTCAGCCACCAGGATGCGCGCGATCTGCTGCGCCGTCTTCACGCCCGGCTGCTCAGGCTCGGGCAGCAACGGCAGCGTGTCCGGGTCAACCCCGGCCGCCTTTTGCTCGGCCGTCGGCACCACCCGCTTGCCGTCGCAGTCCGGCCAGATCACCACGCGGCGGCCGGCCAGCGGCCGCCAGTCGGCCTTGCTGACCGCCTTGCCGCCGCCCGGCCAGCTGATCACCGCGTACTCGTTGCCGACCGCCGCATTGGCCGCGTCCGCGCTCTTCTCGCCCTCGACCACCAGCACCGGCAGATGCTCGGGCAATGCGCCCAGTCGCTCCAGCCCGTACAGCGGGCGCGGCAACGGAAACGACATCCAGCGCCACTCGCGCCGGCCGTCCGGATGCACGCAGAAGGTATGCGGCAGCACCTCCTTGCCGCCATCGCTCGTCCTGAAGCGGTACGCGTACCCCAGCAGCGCGCCGTCCAGGTTGCGGTACGCCCAACGGAACTCAGGCATGCCACGCTTGATATGGGCGACGTGGGCAGGGCCGGCGTCCGCCGGCACCGGCGTCACCACCTGCCAAGGCGTTGCTTCCTTGCGCGACTGCGCCGCAGGCAAGCGGGATGGGGCCGGGGAAGCCGGCAGCAAATCGTTGCCCAGCAGCTTGACCGCCCCCACGAAATCGACGTTCTGGTACTGCTTCACGAAGTCGATCACGTCGCCGCCGGCGCCGCAGCCAAAGCACTGGAAGATCTGCTTGACGCCGTTCACCTTGAACGAAGGCGTCTTCTCGTCGTGGAACGGGCAGCACGCCTCGTACTCGACGCCATTCTTGTGCAGCCGGACATAGCGCCCGATCAGCTCGACGATGTCGTAACGGGCGCGCAGTGCGTCGGTGTCCACCTTCGCCAGCGGCGCGCGGTCTTGGATCTCAGCCACTGATCACCTCCGCAAACGTCGCCAGCGGCGTATCCAGCTCGCGGCACGACACATCGCTGTGCCCCGCCAGCACGCCCAGGCGGCGGGCGAGCAGGCGATTGAGCTGGGCGACCGCCTCCATCTCGCTGCGCATGCGCGCCATCCGTTCCGCCTCGACCAGCGTGCAGCCGCGGGCGTCCACCACCTGGCAGCCGCCCAGCGAGACGTCGACCAGGTAGCGCCCCTCCGGCAACGCCTTCGACAAGGCCGAGATCGCCGGCGGCAGCGGGCTGATGCCATAGGCGCGCTCCCACTCGCCCGCGATCGCCTGCCGGTAGGCCTGCCACGCCGTCGCACTGCTGCGCGTCTCGCTCAGCCGCTCCAGCACGCGCCGCGCGTCCCCCTCGCTGAGGGCGGACAGGTCGGCCACGGCGAACTCGGCCAGCGCGGCCGCCAGCGCCGCTTCGCGCAGATGGGTTTCCCAGCGCAGCATGGCCGGCGCCAACACCCGCGACAGCTGGGCGTCGATCGCCTCGCGGGTCAACGCGCTGACCGGCTGGGTATCGAGGGCGGACACGGCGGCCAGCTGGCCGGCGCGCTGGTAGCCACCGGTCTTGCGGATGGCGGGGAGGACTTCAGCGGTGACCCACTTCTTGAAGCGCTTGGCTTCCTGCTTGCGGCTCTTGAGGATGAGCGAGTACAGGCCGGACTCGTTGATGATGATCACCGACTGAGCGCCGGACGGGTACACCAAATCGGTGTACCCCTTTTCATCGTCATCCAGATAGCGCGTTGCGACTTCGGCATCACGGTATTCAAGCGCGGCAGCGACGTCGGACGCGACAAACCAGATCTCGCCGTCGCGGTTGATGGCGCGAACAGCGTGGGAATCGAACGAGAAGATGGCGGGTGCGGACGCACCTTGGGCGGTGTAGCTCATGGCTGAACTCCAACTAAGCGGTTTTGTGTTTCCGCCACCCGCTTCCAAACGGGTGGGACGGAACCGTGCGGGTTGGAAGACCGGTAGTTGGCACCGGCGGGCGCTTGCGCACCCCCCGCACGGCCCGCCCCATTGAGGGTGCAGCCATGCACGGACACAAAAAAACCGCGAAGCGCGGCGTGTCCGCCAACATACACAGGCTTCCAAACCCGTATCGCGCTATTGAACGCGACAGGGGGAGCATAGCCCGTGCAGTTTGGCGGCGTCAACTGCCGCCGGTGGCGACCAGCACCGCCGGCGCGATGGGTCAGCGCGGATAGGGTCATGATGTTTTCCTTGCTTCCTTCCAGCTCGCCTTCAGCGCACGCTCCATGCGTGCGCGGGCGGCTTTTCCTTGTGTCGCTTCGATCTCGGCCAGCGCGGCACGCCGCGCGGCAAGCTGAGGCATGGCGGCGATGCGCCGCACGGTCTGCCAAAACGACAGATCCCAGTGCGCGAGGTAACAGCACGGCCCGTCGATCACCTGCCCGGCGAGGCCGTCGGTGCGCCAGGGCGCGGTCACGGCAGGCGGCGACCGGCGATCAGCGCGCGGATTTTCAGCCGCTTGATCCAGCGCTCGGTGTGGCTGCGCCGCTCGGCAAGCGCCTCGGCCTGCCGGGCTTGCGCCGCCTTGCGCTGGGCCCGCGCTTCGCGCGCGGCCACTTCTTCGAACACCGGGTCGCGGTAACTGCGCGTCTCGCCTGCCATCTCACTTCCCCTGCCCTGCGGCATCGATCATCCGGCGGATTTCGGCGAGGATGGCCCGCCCTTCCGCCCGCTTGTTGGGCGCCACGCGCATCAGCCGCACCCGGCGGCACAGCGCGCGCCAGTCGTAGCGGCTACGCAGCGCGCCGTTCTGCATCGTCGATCCCGAGCAGCCCGTACACCCGCGCGCGGCTGGCGCCGGCGCGCTCAAGCAGCTTGCTGCGCACCCGCTCGACGTCGAGGTCAAACAACACGCAGATCCAGCGCACCGAGCCGACATCGGTGCCGTCTTCGAACAGCCAGCACAGCGAGCGGTACGCATCGCCCGCCGCGCCCGCTTCAAGGCGGTTGCGGCCCTTCAGGTAGCGCACCGCGTCTTCCACCGCCAGGCGCATCGCCTCGGCCCATAGCGCGAGGCAGCCCTGCACGTCTTGCGGCAAAGTCACTGCGGCCTCCGGCGGGTGCTCGTCGTACTTTTGCGCGTCGACGGGGCGCGCGCGGCGGACGGCGCGGCTCATTCGGCCATCTCCTCCAGCCGCATCACCAGCTGCTGCAGCGCCATCTGCACCGGATAGATCGCGCGGCGTACCCGCTCGACCTCGTGCCGCTCGATGCGCCCGTCGGACAGCGCGTCGTTGACGGCCGCACCTACGTCGCCATTGCTGGCCCAGGCCCGCGCGATGATTTCGAGGATGGCCATGTCGCAGGCCGGCGTTTCGCTGCCGGTGCGCACCGCCACATGGCCGTGATTGGCGGCCAGCGCGTGCAGCACGCGATAGTCGGCGGTGAAGGCCATCAGCTTGTCCGCCTCGGCCAGCGTGAGGTGATGGGTGTCTTTGCCCGGGTCGACCTTGCTATTGAGGACGGCCGGCGACATCGAGCCGCCCGCGCGGGTGATGAACCGTGCTGCCAGCGCGGCCGCGCCGCCGGGGTAGTCGTGCACCGTGCCGTGCGCCGCATCAATGACGTTCATACAGCTCTCCTGAAAACGTTTTTTTTCGGCGTCACGCCACGTAAGGTTTAAAAAACGGTGGGCAAACCACCGAAAGCACCCGCCGGGGTCTGGAAAGCGGGCACGGGGGAAATCAGGCTGCCTCGGCCACCGCCGCGGCGCGTAGCAAGGGCCAGTCGAGCGTCGGGTTCAGGCCTTCGCCGCGCACCGCACCGCCGGTGGCACGCTCGATACGCAGGCACAGGAACACCCCAGGCTTGAATCCGGTGTTCAGGATTTGCCAGATCGTTCCTTGCGTGCAGCCGACCCGTCGAGCGAACTCGGTGGGCGTGGTGCCGGTATCGGCCAGGTATTGGTCGAGGGTTTTGTGCATGCGCGAATACTAGCGCGATTAGTAATAGCGCACAAGGACACAACAACTTAGCTAGTTGCCAATCAGTAAAGTGGCCGCTATTAAGATGCAAACACAACATGCAGGGGGTGCAGATGAACGACAAGGACAAGGAGAAGCGGACCCGACACACCAAGCTCGCGCCGTGGCAGGTTGAAGACGCGGCGCGGCTGAAGGCGCTGTACGAGACGTGGAAGAAAAGCGAGGCCGGCGCCGGCTGGAGCCAGGAAAAGCTCGGCGCCGAGTACAAGATCGGCGCGCAGGCGGTGGTGTGGCAGATCCTGAACGGGCGCATCCCGCTGAACGAGCGCACCGTACTGTCGTGGTGCCGCGCGCTGGGCGTGCGCCCGGAAGAGATCAGCCCGACGCTGGCCGCCCGTATCGGCCAGCAGCACGCGCAGATCCGCCAGCTGGTATCGGACTCTTACGCCAACGTAAAAGAGGGTCCCGCCATCCGTGGTAAAGTTCCTGTCATATCTTGGGTAAGAGCAGGAAACTGGATGGAAGCGATCGACAATTTCGAACCGGGCATGGCGGAAGACTGGGTAGACGTCACTGTGCCGGTGCGCCGCGGGACATTCGCCCTGGTGGTACAGGGCGACAGCATGGAGCCGGTATTTACCGAGGGCGGCGTGATCATCGTCGACGCCGTTGCCGACGGCGCAGACCCGCTCCCCGGCAAGTACGTGGTCGCCAAGCGGCGCTCTGACAACGCCGCCACGCTCAAGCAGCTAACCATGGATGGCGGTATCGCCTACCTCAAGCCGGTCAACCCGCGCTACCCGATCCTGACCCTGGACGAAGACACCGACATCATCGGCGTGGTCCGGCAGTTCACCAAGACGTTCGACTGACCATCAAGCGCCCCACCCGCCCGCCGCCCGGCGGGCTTTTTTACGCCCTCACGGCTCCAGCCAGTCGTCCACCAGGCGCTCGAGCAGCGCCAGCCGCGCCGGCGGCAGCTGCCTGATCCGGTCGCACAGCGAACCGACCTGCGCAGGATATTCACCCTGCCGGTACACCCCGCCTGTCATTAGCCAGTCCACGTGCACGTTGAACAGCCGCGCCAACGCCAGCGCGTGCGCTTGCCGAGGGCGCACCCCGACCAACCACCCAGCCACGGCCGTGCGGCTGACGCCAACCGTGCGCGCAACGGCGCCGCGGCTGAGGCTTCGCTGCCGCATCAGCCGTTGCAGGCGGTTGGAAAAGTCGGTTTCTGGCATCGATCGCACCGTGCGTGAACCCTTCGAAAGTTTCAATTTGCAAAGCGGCAAGTTGCGGTTGTCAGGTTGCCATAATCTGACACGAAAATAAAAATGCTATTTACTATTCGCGCTATTAATACTAGCATTACCTCAACCCAACGCAACTGGCCGCGGGCAGCGAAACCCAAGACACCCACACAAGGAAGTAGCCATGAGACTGATCTCCGACGTACTGCGCGACGTCCGCCACGGCGAACTGATCGAAGACGCCACCACCGCGATGGCCGAGCTGGTCAAGCTGGTCGACGAGACCGGCAAGCCCGGCAAGCTGACCATTGAACTGACGGTCAAGCCGGCCTCCAAAGGCACCGGCACCATGGTTGTCAGCGACAAGATGACCATCAAGAAGCCCGAGCTGCCGCGCGGCGAAACCATCATGTTCGGCACGCCGGAGGGTTCGCTTCAGCTGTCCGACCCGCGCCAGAAAACCATCGAGTTCAAGACCGTGCCGAACGCCCCGCAAGGCGAAAGCGCTCCCCTGAAAAAAGTCTCCTGACCCACTGAAAGCACCCCATGGACCAACCGAACATTGTCGGCGCCCTGCTCGCCGCCATCGCCTCCAACCAGCCGACCTTCACCGTCGGGAACACCCCGATCAAGGTCGTCCCGGAGGGCTATACGCTCGAACAGCTCGACGAGTTGCTACCTCAACCCGCACGCAAGACCGGCACCATTTCGCTGCACGATGCGGACAGCTTCATCCGCTACGTCAACGACCACAAAGCCGCCGAATCGCGGATTTATGTGGACGCTGATTTCGAATCCGGCCACGTCAAGTTCGTGGCCGTCCTGAACGAGCACCAGCCCGGCGCGGACGCGGACATCAACTACGCCGCCTGGCGCGATCACCGCGCAGTCTTCGCGCCGCGGCAGACGCCCGAGTGGAAGGCATGGCTCAGCAAGAACCGCAACAAGTTCAACCAGCAGGAGTTCGGCGAATTCCTCGAGTACCACATGCCCGAGATCGTTTCGCCGGAAGGCTCGCGCTATCCGCAACCCGCTCAGCTGCTCGAGTTCGCCCTGAACCTTGAAGAAACCAAGAAGGTTCGCTTCCGCAGCAGCTCGCGCCTGCAGAACGGACAAGTGCAATTCGAGTACGTCGAGGAAGGCGCCGACTCGACCAAGGGCAAGCTCGACGCCTTTGAAGCATTTGCCGTCGGAATCTCCCCGTTCTTCAACGGCAGCGCCTACCAGCTGGACGCCAAGCTGCGCTACCGCATCTCCAACGAAGGCGTGCTGACTTTCTGGTACGAGCTGCAGCGCCCGGACAAGGCGCTCGAAGACGCTGCGCGCGAGCTGCTGGCTCAGGTGCAGGAAAAAGCCGGCGTGCCGGTGCTGTTCGGCTCGGCGTGCTGATCCACCGTTAACAAAATGCCCGGCTTGGCCGGGCCCTACCGCCAAGCCGCTTGCATCAGGCGGCTTGCCAGTAGGCCAGCGAACCAACAGGAGAAACATCATGGCAATGGAGCTTTTGGACCTCAACGACGAGGCAGCCCGCGAGCTGCGCAAGACCGGCTGGATCATCAAGTGCCCGTTTTTCCGCAACGGCCAAGCGGTGTTCGTCGCGGTCAAGGTCACCCGCTAACGCTGGCGCGTCGTGCTCATGAGCAAGCCATGAGCAGCGCATGAGCAACACATGAGCAGGTTATGAGCAAACAAGCATGGGCAACGCAGGCGGCAGGCAGGGTAAAGGCGCTGCCGGCAGCCCGCACCGAGACGAAAGCCGAGCGGTTCCGGGCGATCTACCCGGACATCGAGGCGGCACTCGGCCGCGGCGTCAGCCAGGCCGCGCTGGTCGAGACGCTCGCCCAGAGCGGGCTCGTCATGACGCTGGATGAGCTGCGCAACGCGCTGTACCGCGAGCGCAAGCGGCTGAAGAAACAGGCAGGCAAGGAGCCCACCCATGAAACACAAGCGCCCAAGGCGCCGCGCACACCGGCCGCCACATCCGATCCCGCGCCCGTCGGGCACCGCCCGCTTGATCTTGGTACGCGGTCGAATGATGGAAATACCGGCGCCGGCTTCAACTGGCCGACCTACCGAGACCAACCCACCACCTGGTGAACACAAGGAGCACAACAAGATGAAAACCGCGCATTTCGTGATGCAGGGCAAAGGCGGCTGCGGCAAGAGCCTGATCGCCGCCACCCTCGCCCAGTACCTGGCTGCCTCGGGCGACACCCCGCTGTGCGTCGATACCGACCCGGTCAACCGCACCTTCAGCCGCACCAAGGCGCTGGGCGTGCGCGGCCTTGAGTTGCTCGACAGCGGCCGCCAGATCGACAGCCGACAGTTCGACAACCTGGTCGAGTGGCTGCTGGAGCACGACGGCGACGCGGTGATCGATAACGGCGCCAGCGTGTTCGTGCCGCTCATGGCCTACCTCGCCCAATCCGGCGCGCTTGATCTGCTGGGGGCGAGCGGCGTGGACGTGGTGCTGCATGTGCCGATCATCGGCGGCGACGCGCTGGACGACACGGCCAACGGCTTCAACGCGCTGCTGTCCTCGACCGGCGCCGACGCGGTTGCATGGGTCAACCCGCACTTCGGCGCGGTGACGCGCGATGGCAAGCACTTCCGGGACAGCGCGCTGGCCGCCCGCCACGCCAGCCGCCTGCGCGGCATGGTCGAGCTGCCGGATTGGGACCGCGCCACCTTCGGTAAGGATCTGGCCCAGATGCGCGAGCACGGCCTGACCTTCGACGAGGCGGCCAGCAAGCCGGAGTACAGCGCGATGACCCGCCACCGGCTCTCGCGCATGCGCGGCGAGCTGTTCAGCTTGCTGGACGGCTGCGCGCTGCGCGCCAGCAAGGAGGCTGCATGAACGCCGAGGCGATCAAAACAAGCGCATCGCTTAGCCAGCAAGAGCAGGCGGCGATGGAGGATCTGGCTACCGCTGTCGCGAAACTTGAGCTGGATACGCACCAGGGCGCCCCCACTGAAGCCGCAGAGGTTGCAGCGCAGCTGCTGGCGCTCATGACTCAAACAGCACTGCTGAAAGCCGCCTACCCGGCTATCCACGATGCGGCGATGTTGCTGATTGCGGCGGTGATGGTGGATGCGGGGCTGATCGACATCGAAGCTATCGAAGGAGAGCAGACATGATATCCCGCATGACAATTTTCGGCGGGCAGGAAGTCCGCGTGAAAACTGAAAGAAACCTCAGCGCAGTGACCGGAGCCCCATTCTGGATAAACGAGATTTCGATTATGGAAAAAGGGAGAGCCAGCCCGGCGGCGACCATCTTGGTGTACATGGACGACGAGACAAGCGACCAGCTCGAGCAGGCGCACCAATCCAGCCAGGCCAGCAAGGAGATCGCCGCATGATGCATGCGCTGAAAGTCACCTTGCACGCGGTTGCCGGCGGCCTCGCCCGCGGCACGCTGGTGGCGGCGGCCTTCTTCGGCACCGTCAAGCTGATGGACATGATCTCGAAAGCGGGGGCGTGATGCTGACCGACAACACCCGACTGATCTCGATCGACCTGGAAACCCTGGGCAAGCAAAAGCCGCGCGCGGCGATCGCCACCATCGGCATGGTCGCCGTCGACATCGGAACCGGCCAAGAGGCGGCTGCCTTCTACGCCCGCGTCGAACGCAGCAGCGCCCTGCGCGTCGGCCAGGCCGATCAGGACACGCTCGACTGGTGGAGCCGCCAGCCGGACGCCGCCCGCGCCGAGATCGAACAGGGCGACACGCCGCTGCGCACCGCGCTGCTGTCATTGGCCGAGGCAATCAAGTTCGCCACCGACGGGCGCGACCCGAGCGACGTTGCCTTCGTCGCCCGCGCACCGTCGTTCGATCTGGCCATTCTCGACTACCACTACAGCTACTACGGGCTCGAGACGCCGTGGCAATACTGGCAGGAGCGCGACCACCGCTCGATCGAAGACGCCTGGTGCGAAGCGATCAGGCTCGGCGGCGGCGAGTGCTTGAGTTACCGCGACGCCACCGTGGTCGAACACCACGCACTCGAGGACGCCCGCTGGCAGGCGCTCTACCTGCTCAACCTGCGCGATGCCTTGCGCAGGATCTGCGTGCCCGCTGACGAAAGGCTGCGCCAGGCCGCCCGCAAGATGCTCGACCACGACGGCGGCGCCGACTCTAAAGACTACGACGCCGGCAAATTCATGCTTGCCCGCACCGCGGTGCGCGTACTTGTTGGCAAAGGAGACGAGGCATGATCCGAGACCAGTTCCTGCTCGGCATGGACAACGAGATCATCGTCGACTTGTTCGCCGGCGGCGGCGGCATGTCCACCGCCATCGAGCTCGCACTCGGGCGACATGTCGACATTGCCATCAACCACAACGCCGACGCGATCAGCATGCACATGGCGAATCACCCGCAAACCGAGCACTACTGCGCCGACGTGTTTGAGGTATGCCCGCACGAAGCGACGCGAGGCCGCCCCGTCGGCCACCTGCACGGCAGCCCGGACTGCACCCACTTTTCGCAGGCCATAGGCGGCCAGCCGCGCAGCAAGAAAATCCGCGGGCTTGGCTGGGTGATGGTGCGCTGGGCCGGCCAGGTCAAACCGCGCAGCATCAGCATGGAAAACGTCCACCAGATGAAACAGTGGGGGCCGCTGATCGCCAAGCGCTGCAAGCAGACTGGCCGCGTCATCCGCCTGGACGGGACCGTAGCAGCCCCGGGCGAGCGCGTGCCGGTGCAAGAGCAGTTTCTTGTTCCTGACCCGAAGCACGTTGGCCGCACCTGGCGGCGCTTCGTGCAGACGCTGGAGCAGCTTGGCTACAAAGTCGAAACAGGCGGAATGGTTGCGGCAGACTACGGCGCGGCCACCACCCGAGACCGTCTATTCATGTTTGCGCGCCGTGACGGACGACCAATCGTCTGGCCGTCAGCCACGCACCACAAGCAGGCCGCAAAAGGCCGGAAGACTCACCGCGCAGCGGCTGAACACATCGACTTCAGCAACCTCGGCGAATCCATCTTCACCCGCAAAAAACCGCTGGCAGAGGCCACCATGCGCCGGATCGCCAAGGGCATGCACAAGTTCGTGCTTGGCTGTCCAAAGCCGTTCATCGTTGAGCTGGCCAACTGGAGCAACCGCAATGGCGTACACGATAGCGAACTACCGCTGAACACGATCACCGCACATCCAAAGGGCGGAAGCTTCGCGGTGGCCACGCCGCACTTGGTCAAGTTTCGTGGGGACAGTATCGGCCACGCGATCGATACTCCTTGTCCGACCATCACAGCTGGCGGTGGTGCGAAACGTCCCGCAGGCGCAGCGCATGCTTTGGGCTTGGCATCGGCAATTCTTGTGCAAGCAGCCCACGGCGAAGGAAAGCCCGGGCGCGCGCGGCGCTGGGGAGATGGCAGCAAGCCGGTTACCGGCCCGGTGAACACCATCACCGCGTCTGGAAGCGGAGGCCAGGCGCTGGCCACCGCCTACCTGATGCAAGCCAACGGCGGCTTCAACACGACGGCCGGGCGCAGCCTGGACGAACCGGCAAGCACGATCACCACCACCGGCAGCCAGCAGCAACTTGTCGGCGCGCACCTGGTCACTCTGCGCCGCAACTGCTTCGGCCGCGAGTTCGACGCACCAATGGCGGCCATCACCGCCGGCGCGGAACACCACGCCGTCGCGTCGTATCTGCTGAGCAAGGATCACGAGGACGCAGCCCTGCGCTGCGCCGCATTCCTGATCAGCTACTACGGCACCGACAACGTAAGCGCTGCAGACCAGCCGATGCCGACTGCCACCACGCGCGACCGCTTGGCGCTGGTAACCGTATGGGTACGCGGAGAACCGTATGTGATCGTCGACATCTGCCTGCGCATGCTGACGCCGCGCGAGCTGTATCTGTGCCAAGGCTTCCCTGCCAGCTACATCATCGACCGCGGCCACGACGGGCGGGTGTTCTCTAAATCCGCCCAGGTGCGCATGGTCGGCAACTCGGTCAGCCCGGGCCCGGCAAAAGCACTCATCTCAGCCAACTGCATGGACCTGGCTGCATGGACTCTGGCAGAGATGAAACAGAGGGAAAGGATTGCTGCATGAATACCGCACGACTCGGCCCCAACCAGCGCATGGCGCTGAAGTTGCTCGCCGCAAGCGCCGAAGGCATGACCCGCGCCGAGCTGCAGGCGTCGCTACACATCACCGACCTGCGCAGCGTACAGGCCATGCTCAAGTCCCTGCTCGGGCGCGGGCTGATCCACATCAGCGCATGGCGCTACGAGTCCGCCGGCGCCAGCTGCCCGGCGTGCAGGGTGTTCGCCGCGGGCAAGGGCGAAGACGCCAAGAAGCCAGAGCCGATGGGCGCGATCCAGCGCAAGCATCGGTACGTCGAAAAGGTCGGGAGAGAGCTGTTCCGACAGGCAGACGCCGCCCGGTCGCGTGGCGCGAGCCGCCTGGTGATCGACGGCGAGGTGGTGTGGCAGCGCGGCGACGGCTTCGGCCTGCGCAGTGGTGGAATCAAGCCGGCCAGGCTGGCGGCGTGAATGAGGATGGCCTGATGGGAACACGCATTATCGATACGAAACAAATGCGCGAGGCAGCGGAGCTTACACGCCAGCGCGGCAATGTAGTGATGGCCGTCTACGTCGACGAGCACATCGAACTGCTAGATGAGATCGACAGGCTGCGCACGCAGCTTTGCAGCTGCCCAAGCGGGGACGGATCGCTGCGCTGGCCGTGCAAGGCGCACCCACCGGAGAAAACACCATGACCGGGCAGTGGATACACGTCGGATACCGGCACGGGAAGCCACTACTGAGATACGTCGCGAAAGACCTGAAGGGAAGCAAACCATGAGCAAGACAAAGATCACCGCCCAGCCGCTCTACCTCGACCTGCCATCCGTCGCGGCCGCACTGTGCGTGTCACCGTCTACGGTGCAAAACCTGGTCCGTGCCGGCGACTTCCCGCAACCGCGCAAGCTGTCCGGCAACCGGGTGGGCTGGTTGATGCGAGAGCTGACAGAGTGGTCTGAAGCTCGGCCGGTGAGCGACATCCCGCCGCCGCCCAACACCGGGGCCAAGAAGCCTAGAGCGCGTCGGCAGCCGCCAGCGACTCTAGATGATCGGACAGCCGCATGAGCCACTCGACCCGCTCGGCATCATACGAGTGCTGGTTGTACACCCCCACAACGCCAGGCAGCAGGTGGCCGAGGATAGACTCGGCCACTGCTTCCGGGCAGCCCAGCGCCGCCAGCCGCGTGCGCACCGTTCGCCGCAGGTCATGCGGCGCCCAGTGCGTCACCGGTAAGCGCGGCCGCACTTCTACAGAACGCGTCTGGCTGTACGGCTGGTGATACCAGACGCTGGTCTGGATCGTCTTCTGCTGTACCGGCTCAACCCTGCCGCCCTGCAGCCGCGCAGGGAAAAGGTAGCCATCCCCGTACAGTGCTTTGCGGCGCAACACCACCGCCTGCCCGCGACCGAATAGCGGCACCCGCAAATCCGTCGCCCGCTCATGCCTAGCGTTCTTGGTCTTGGCCTTCGGCAGCACCCACCACAACACATCGCCCTCGCGCACGATTTCGCGCCCTTCCATCTGCACGACTTCCGCGCCGCGTGCCCCAGTCCACAGGTAAAGCGTCAGTACGTCCTCGACGAGACGCGTGAAGTTTGGCAACCAGCGGATCAGCTGCCCGATCTCGTCAGGCGTCAGCACGCGCTTGGTTGTCCCGGTGCGCTCCCCTTGCACCAAGCGCCCGCGCGAGCGGACCTTGCCACGCAGAATCATCCGCCACCAGTTCGGCGACGTATCAGGCAGCCGCCCCGCGTCCAGCGCGTAGTCCCACGCAGCGCCGAGCTCGGCGCGCAACTTGGCCGCCTGAACCGGGGCACGGGTCGAGACAGACTGGATCAAATCGAAGGCCTGGGCGCGGGTCAGCTCGGCCGCCGGCAAAACCGCAAGATCAGGCGGGATCATGGTGTCGAACATGCGCCACACCTCGTCCGCCCCTTTCTTCTGGCGAACTGGCCGAACGTGGCCCGCCCAGTAGTCGTGGCAAGCGTCGAACACGCTATAGGGTCGCTCGGCCTGCCTGGCGCGTCGGGCTTGTGCCGCATGCCTGGCCGCCAACCTTGCTTCCTTGCGCGCCTCGGCCAGATCCACGCCCTGCTCTCGCGCCTCGCGCAGACGTTCCCACTCAACGATCGCAGCGCTGATCGACATCGCTGGCCACTGGCCTATCTTGACCTGACGCAGACGCCCGTCGACCGGGCTCCTGTAGCGATAGGTCCAGGTGCGGCCGCTGGCGCGCGCCTCAAGCCTGAGCCCCGGATGGTCAGGGCTGGTAAGATATTCACCCGCAGCCAGCAGCTTCGCGGCACGCGCATCAAACATGGGCACTCCGGTATAGGTTTTTTGACCCCGGAAAACCTCGGTATAGGTTTTCAAAAACAGGGCATCAAAAAACTATACCAAATTGCCAAGTTCGCGTGTTTGCGCATGTGTGTACATACCAAACACGCCGCACCGCACAAACGCCGCAAACCCTTTACAAATCAGCGCTTTGACCAACAAAACCACACAGAATCAGTCGCTT